TCACCATCGTCATCTTCATGCTCGTATCCTTCTAAATCTAATTCAACGTGCATCTCTAATAATTTAAATCTGTCGTCAGTAGTAGCTCTAAAGCCTAACTTTTCGGCTATCTTTTTCTCTACTTCATCCATTACATTGACTGGCTCACCCAAGTCAATATCTCTATAGAACCCTTCGTGCATTAGCCTCTTCACTTCATTTTGAGACTTACGCATGACATGCGTTACTCTTTCAGCTGACTGTAAGTCAGAAGAACCATAGGGGACAACCACATCTTCAGCTGGGCAGAACATAGCCGCTTGTCTATTTAGTTGTGCATCAAAGTAAACTTTCTTAAATGCGTTACCGGCTAGACCTAATCCCCATAAGAGTCTCTCATGTTCAGGTCGGTATTCTTGCATCACATCTGTAAGCTGGTAGTTCATGTCCTCTTGAACACGGGCGGCTGAAGCTTTCTTTTCGGGAGTCTCTTTCCCGATAATCTGGGTCTTAACAGGTCCCATTGCTGGGAATGTAGCCATCATAGTTTCGGCTTGGAACTTAACTAATGCCTCGGATAACAGGGGGTGATATACACCACAAGCGCCTTCCCAAGGTTCACTTCTTTCTTCTATCTTTAGACCTAATAGCTCTAAGCCATCTACATAAGTCTGTATCCAATCTTTCCGTGCGGCAACGTCATTGTCAAAATCTTCTGTTAAGTCTGAAGCTAAAGTCTGAAGTGCAGACTCGCTCATCTCCTCAGCAAGGTTGGCTCCGAAGTCATCTCCCTCTTCTTCATCTTCTTCTATTCTTAGTATGGGTTGCCCATCAACCCCTATCTCTACTGATTCTGGGTCTTCAATAACAATCTCTAAAGCTGGCTCTTGACCCTCATCTTCAGATAATTGATCTAACCCTAACGGGGCTTGTCCTATTGCTTTATCAATTGCCATATATTATCCTTAATAGTACGCCACTTTTTTGCGGTACTTGTACAAGAAATCGTCTTCGGGTTCGTCATTCGGTAAACGAATAAATCCCCCCTGCCTGAATCTTAACAGAGCTAGTGTAGTTGAGTCTACCAGATCGTCGTTAGCTCCGCTAGGAAAATCATTACATTCTTCTATTACATCCTTCGCCCACCGATGGTTCGGAGCCCATACGACTCCTCCGGAAAACAAATCTGAAACAGCGTTGACCCGTGCAATCTTGTCTTGACCTTTACCCGGTGTGAACTCCCCCACTGGAATACCCATACGCCTAAGTTCTTGGTATAGCGCCGCTCCGTTGGATTTCTTCTCCACCATGAAGGCGTCAGGCTGCCATTCTTTATACTCCTCGAGCACGAGCTTCTTAAGTTCCGGAAACTCCAAGCGTTTCTTAATTGAGTTGAGCAATATAATGTTGTAATTGTTGACTTCTTCATTAAAAAATACTCCCCATGTCGTAAGTGCGTTGTAATCTGCACGATTACTTGCTTCTTGAGCAGCATCTAACGACATAATAATAAACTCACAATTAGGTGGGTTGTCTTCCTCCCACATATTCCACCATTCTCTCTTTATTAGCGCCCCTTCTTCCGACACGGGGTTCTGCATGTATTGGGCGTTCCAATACCGCACATCTAAAGCAGCTTTTTTAGCGTAAAGTTCCTCAACGGGCCAAAACTCGGGCCAAAGAGCCTCGCCATCGTCCTTAATTGCTGGAAACTCCACAACTTCCCACCGGTCAACCTCGTCTTCCCGGTTCATTTGGGTCACTATTTGTCCAGTTAAGTCGAGTTTTGACCACCTTGTCATCACGACAATGATTGCACCCCCCGGCATTAACCTCTGTAAAGGACCAGATTGAAACCATTCCCATGCAGGGATAAATACATCCGGTCTACCTGTTTTAGCATCTTGTTCTGAGTGTGGGTCATCAATAATAAAGAGGTCAGCACCCCTACCAGCAAGGGCGCCCCCTACTCCAATAGCAAAATACTCACCGTTAAAGTTAGTTCCCCACCTAGAAGCAGACTTTGAGTCAGCTTGCAGCTCTATCTGCGGGAAAATGTCACGATAAGCTTCTGAACCCACGAGATTCCTGACTCGACGACCAAAATTGACCGCAAGATCAGCCGTGTGCGAAGCCATAATAATCTTTTTCTGTGGGTACTTACCGAGAAACCACGCTGGGGCCAAATAGGAGATAAGCTCTGACTTCCCGTGACGAGGAGCAATGTTGACAATAACTCGCTTCTTCTTGCCAGCAGCAATGTCTTCAAATATTTGAGCCAATTTAAGATGATGCGGTCCAACTTTATACCCCGGATATACATGTTTAACAAAATCTAAGAACGAAAACTGACTAATATGTTGTGTAAGATACCCTTCATACTGTTCTATTAGTAGTTTGGCTTTTCTTTTCTTGTTTTCAGGCATATTTGGCAATGCCTGACGCAACTTAAATAGCTTTTCGGGTGTAATACTCTCAGGAAGTAGCGCCATTTTGCTCTTTTTGTACTATTTCTTTGGCTTCTACATCAATATACTTGTTCTCAACCTCATCAATTAAGTCTAAAAGTTCCTTCTCGACTTCCTCGATAGTCTGTATCTTGACTGTTACCTCAGAACGCTTCTTAAATGCGTCCACTCCATCTATCTCTCCCAATGCACGGAGGGCGGCAATCTTAGTTTTGATGTCTGTTGCACCTTCTACCGCACTAACTAGATGATTTACTGTGTACATTTTAAGTTCTGACAGCTCTTCAACTATCTGTACATTCATCTGAGCTACCATACCTGCCAACATAGCCAGTGTTTCATTCGGATATTTAGCAAACTCGGGTCTAATCTGTGGGTTCTGCATCATTTCTCTACCAATAGCTTTAGCTTCTTCAGCATTATTTTTAGTAGGGGATATAGGCTGTCCAGTTAAATCAGACATTAGCTTAACTACATTAGCACGGTGGTTTAGTTCTTCAATAGGCGACAGAGAAGGAAACGCTTCGGCGGCGTTTCTAGGAAGAGGTATGTTCTCTTCAATGTCGGGAATTAATAAATCCATGTCTGCCCTATTCAGTTTTCACAATTATATATTATTTTTTTACATAGTGTCGGAAAAAATGACGGGGGGTGTTTTCTATATTCTTAAGGTACGTTTTGCCGCAAATTTAATGATATGGGTGGGGGGTGACTATATTAAATGATGTCAAACTTAGGTGAGTTACTTTAAATGGGGGGTTTAAGGTAATACTTTACAAATAGAGGAAATAGCTGTAATAGAATCAAGGACTTAGAGTGATGTGTTTATTATGTTTAATTCTGGGGGGTACAGAGATTGGAAAAAATGTGGCGTTGTTTGTGTAGGTCTTAGAGTATATAGACGGGGATGGAACCAAGTGTGGATTTGGGGGGTGGGGGTCATGTAGGGCGTATAGCTAGATAACTTGACATATAGTGTGGGTTAGAATATTATTAATACATGGGAAGAGATTGGCTCGACCCTGACATAACAAGGAGAAGTATATGTCCTATGAAATAGAGTATGACACTACTGACAGGTCAGAAGCAGAAGTCAAAGCAATCAAAGATGTAAAGCAATGGCTTGGTGTAAAGAACTTCAACAAGCTAGTCAAGATACTAGGTGAAGACCAAGGTAAGACTAGCAGGTTCATGGTTCTCATAGGGATATCACTACAAGGTATCGAAGGTTATCCCGCTGAAGTATTGCTGAAGAAGTATTGGAATCCTCAGCAAGAATTAAACTTGGAGATACAGCATGATAGTAAAGCGTAACTCCTTAGCATTCAAGTTGTTCCTTAGAATGCCAATGTGGTTGCCGTTCTATGTAGAGCGGACTAGGGTTGGTAGTGATACAACTAACTACATCGTAATAGGTTGGAGATTCTTTAGGTAGTAGCGGTATCGTAGGGGATGCGATTCATCCCCATAACATTATCAAGGAGAATTAAAATGAATTTAACCAAGAATCAATCAGTATTAAAGAGTATGAAGACTAGCAAGAAAGATGAAACAAAGACTTTCAAGCGTTCTTTTGGTAGCCCAGTAGAACTAACAATGAAGCAATACTGTGATGAGTGGGCTAAACATACTGGGCAACTGTGGAGTGTGTTCAGCGATGCCAACATGGACAAAGAATACTTTGATATGCAGAATTCAGTAATCAAAGCAGCGATGCTTGCGTGGCAAGCCCACGAGTAACACCGAACCCAAGGCTAATCACCTTGGGTTTTTTTACGTCCAATGGTTTTGATGCCAGTTCTTTGTTGTCGAGAGCGTAGCAGAGCGAGCGTCCGAGAGCGTATATAACTTGACATATAGCGTGGGCTAGAATACAATAGATTCATGGGTCGGGCAACTAACCCATATTTTATAAACACATTTTAAGGAAAATAAAATGAACAAAAGTACCGCAGTATTTAATGAAGCAAAGAAGGCCCTAGTTGATACACGCAGTCGGTTAGCTAGAAACGCCAAGATGTTAGATGCACATCGCAGTCTAATCTCTAATGTATTACGCAAAGTAGGACTTAATAAAAGCGATGATATAAATGCTCATGTAGCGTGTAGTTGGGGCACAGTAGAGATTCGCTTGGCAATGCATAACCTAGATAGCTTTAAGGACTCTAAGTTATTAGCTGTACTAGATGCACTAGAGGATTTAAAACCACGCAATGTAGAGTGTAGTGAGTGGGCGGATTATGTAGAAAAGACTTTTACCTACAAGTATGACAGGTACGAAGTAAAACTGGAAGCGAATGTCCGCTCTGATAGTCCTACCTGTCGGCGTGTAGTTGATAGTGTTGAGTTAGTAGAACAACTTAAATATAAGATTGTTTGTGATTAAGATTTCCTTGTAGTGTTGGCCCCTAGCCGAAAGGTTAGGGGTTTTTTTTGACCTAAATTTTTGTGATACCAGTTCTTTGTCGTCGAGAGCGTAGCCGAGAGGGTTGGGGGCGTGGTCGATTTTTTGGCTTCTTGATATATCAGGACGGATAACTTGACATATAGCTAGTATCGTGTAGAATGGTTCTCAGTGATACGCAATTGTCACTAATTTTATTAACTAACTAAACGGAGTTTAATATGGCAAATAAGCCTAAAACAGTAGTTGAATTGGAAGTATTAGAAACATTTAATAGCCTGTCACATATGGCTAGTAATCAGGCTAAGCTTGACGATGTTCTAAGGAATCATGCTCAGTATGCTTTGGATAACATTGTAGGTTTTCCTGAGAGTGAACCAAGTACAGAACAGAAGGACGAATTAAACAAGGGTTATATAAGTAATTTCAAGATTAAAAACCCTGATATTACTTATTATCGTGTTGACGGGAATTTATTCCCTGAGAGTAATTTTAAGCCTGAGCAGTTAGCTGGGTTAAAAGAAAAGATTATTATTGGCGTTGACTATGTAGAGGCTTTGGGTCAACAAAAATGGACTGCTCTCAATACTGATAAGGACGGAGGCGACAAAGCATTACACGCTGTAATTGGCAAGTGGCGCACTAAAATGAGTAATTATCGTACTGAAAAGTATCGCTCATTAGTAGCTAGGGCAAAGGCATTAAAAAAGGAATTATCCCCTAAGACTGGGACAAAAAACCCAGTAGTTATGTTTGATGTAAGGCTTAAAAATGATTTTGATGTATTGGAAAAACAGGTAAAGCTTGCAGTAGGACGGCAGGACGCAACGGCAGACCCTGAGTTATTTAAGAAGTCTAAGATCGCATTTTTTGCAGTCTGGAATCACCAGAAGTAAGTAGTAAGTAAAAACCCTGAGCCTAAAAACTCAGGGTTTTTTTTTCGCCCAAATTTTTTTGAAACCAGTTTCTTAGGCGAGTGCGTTAACTTGAGATTGCGCTATGTGTATATCAGGGGAAGTAGATACCAGTTCTTAGTTGTCGAGGACGGGTTGCGTGTGCGTGGCTTGTTCCAGTCTTGTTCCAATTCTTTGGCCTGTCGCTAATTAGACTTCTTAGCCGTGTTTGTTCCAGTCGTGTTCTGATTTTGAGCTGTGTCGCTAATTAGACTTCTTGGTATAGCAGGGTGTCTAAGTATCTTGTTCTGCTTGTTCCAGCGTTGTTCCAGTCTTTTTTGAAAATTGGAACAAGGTTTCTTCAATGTAATCAAAGAGTTACAAGCGTTTTTAGGGTTTTGTTCCAATGTTCCAGTCATTTTAGGGTATGAGAGGTAAGTTGGAGAATTTCTCCGTTCAAGGAAGCCTTTTTGCGAGTGCATAGCATCGAACCCCAAATTTTCGCCTCGCACGGGTTTATACCCAAAAAACGCTGGAACATTGGAACAAGCCTATATATATATATATTCTATAACTATATTATTATTATATTTCAACAACTTAACCCACAAAAACAAAGCCCAATTCTGTTCCAGTCAACTGGAACAACGCTGGAACAACTGGAACAAAAAACCCACCCTGTGTCAGCTAAGAAAATAACCTACCACCCTTGTTCTATATGTAAAGTTGTGGTAAAATAGAATTGTTAGTGGGAGGAGTTGTTTGCTTGTAAGCGTAGTTAGATGTCCTGATATACCAAGATGTCTATGTTTCACTTACTGGTAAACAGACGATTGCGAGTCCGTTAGTTAGGCTTCTTCCACTAACAAGATGATTAATTAACTTAACCGAAGGAGTTGCTATGCCTAAACCATTTGAGATTCAAATCTTTAACCCTCTATTAAATGAGGGCTTGTATCTATCAGAAGATATCTACACCATAGATACTAATGAGTTGTTGTACCCTAAAGGGGAGTTGCTAACTGTTCCAGTCTTGATTGCAATACTAGAGGTTGGCTACGAATTCATTAACGCAATGGAACAACCTGTTAAAGCTAAAAAAGAAACAACCCCATTTAACTGGAATATCCGAACAACATTGAAGGAGTAAATCATGGGTCAAGTAAAGAAAGCGTATTTAGATTGGTGCGAGAAGCACGACAAGAATCCCAACGAGAACGACTCACAGGCAATGCAAGACTTAGAAGAGTTGCAATGGCGGATAGAGTTTGAGCATTGGTTATTTGATAATGACTACGACTCATACGGAGGTGAGCATGATAGATGAGAATTTTGAGCCACAATGTAAGCTATGTGGTGATGTGTATGACTCTGTGCGATATGACATCGGCTACCATATTTGTATGTCTTGTGGTGACGAGGTGGCAAAACTTGTCAAGCGTACAGTTGTTCCAATGCACAAATCGAACTATATGCTTGTGACAAATCGTGATGACCTAATCGGCATCAACAACAAAGGGGGGTTAGTTAAATGACGCATAAACAAACCATAGCATCATGGCGAATGAGTATTACTTGGTCAGATGGTAAGACCGAGGGCTTAGCGAGTTGTTTGCCTGAGTATCTAGAAGAAGAATTGTTTATCTACTTTAGAGAACTTGAAGACTTGCGTGAAGAACACGATGAGGGTATGCGTGATGAACCATATAACTTTGAAGATGACAACGAGGAGAATCTTAGATGACAAGTCAAGCTATGCTTTTATGTTATGCCCTATTAGAGAAGATTGAATCTATGGAAGCAACAATCGAAGAGTTAAGGGGGGTTAGGAATATTGAAGAATTAGCGTATGAAGCAAACAAAGCGTTCTATGCGTGGGAGACCAAATCTTTTGGGGATAACTCTCCGATATCCGATGATGGTAGGTTGTTGTGGGTAGCGGGGTTTATGGCGGGGGGTCAAAATGAAAGGCAGATATAAAAAGTTCTCAGTTATAGGTGGTGGTGGTATCAATTGTAAGTGTTGTTGTGGTCTTGGGTATAAGCCTATCGCTAAGCGTATTGCTAAGCGAAGGTTAAATCGTGCAGTTAAGCAGATAGTAAAGGAGGTGTTGAATGCAAGTGATTAAGTTGTATCGCAAGCCCGATGTGCCTGAGTTCTATAAGGTAGTGCGGATGGGTGAGCATGGTCTATTAGTAAATTACCCCATAGATAAGCCTAACTACAAGCGTGAAGCGAAGTGGTTGGACTTGTCCTTGGTTCGTGTTGATTGGATTAAAACTTTTAAAGGGGAGTAGTAATGATAAATAGTAAATCGTATCAGATAGTAGCAGTAGATATATTGGGTAATGTCGAGGTAGTGGGTACTTTTTTAACCTATGACATAGCCGAGGGCATGATGTCCCACCTAAAAGAAAGCATGAAGAATTTTGGTTCACGCACATACACGATAGAGGAGGTTGACAATGAAGGGTGAGGATAAGCTATTCCTATTGGAAGCGTACCTTGCCTTGAATACTGGCGATATTAAATCAAGGCATAGATTTATGATGCACGAAGAAAAGAAAGATAGGCTAGTAAATATATCTCAAGCCTATACAAGAGAAGAGTTTAACGAGGAAGTTCTAAAAATAAAGGAGTTGTGTAATGGGTGATATTAATGATTTTCTATTAGGTTGGGCTTTCATAGCCACTTGTGGCATAGGATACTTTCAGCACAAAGCAAACAAACATAGAGTGCGAGCTAGGGAGTTAGCCTTCATGGTATGTGAAGTTGTCACAGGTGCGGTCAAGCCCCACTTTGACGGCAAGATGTATCGTGTCGAGACTGATGATTGTGTAATGAAGTTTGAGAAAAGGGAGAAGAATAATGCCTGATATTCGTTCACTAAAACCAAGGCGAGCCAAAGATGCTCACGAGGGGTCTATGCTTAGTAGAGTGTTATCTAGTGCTACCTTTGCTGAGAAGATAGAAGCTATCCGAGAACATAATCCGTACTTCTATTTGCTTACCCCCCGTCTTGGAACAGATAGGGCTAATGATGATAAGTAAGTATCTTACCTATTGTGCTTGTTCTATTTGTAAAGTTATGTTATAATGTAGTTAATGGAGGAGGTGTTTTATGGATGACGACTTAATCAAAGGTGTATTGATTTTTGCAGTATGTTACTTAGCAATTCACATAGCAGTTTATTTAATTAACCATCTTGCTATAGCAAGATACTAAAAGAAGGAGTTTGATATGCAACTTATGAAACCGAACCATTTAATCAGTCTAGCGTCTAGTGCCGTCTTGGTTAGCCTAGATATCAATGTATGGTCAGCCACTAAACAAGACAGAGTTATCAGCGATGAGGTTACTAGTTCAAAGAATGCTGATAAAGATTCAGGGCGCTTTGTTAAGAACATCTTGGCTAATCATCCGAAGCATAAAGCCATAGTCAATTATAGGCAGACCATCTATAACTGGCTTCAGCGTAGGACTTATCGTTGGAACAACTCGCAAGATTTATTACCAAGCGTTGATGTACCCAAGTTTAAGGCAGAGTTCAATGAACACAATACTGTCTTCTTGGGGTTGCTAGAGGAGTTTTTACAGGACTACAATTCGATTGTGTCGGACATGGCATTTAAGCAAGGCAGTATGTTTGACAGAAACGACTATCCTAATGTAGACCAAGTTAGGAAGAAGTTTGGTATTGCATTGTATGTGTCCGAAGTGCCTATGAATGACTTTCGCTGTAGCATAGCGCAAGACATCGCTGATGACCTTTTTAGTACATTGTCTGTTCAGACTCAGGGGATTATAGAGTCTATTCAGCAAGAACAGTCACAGAGGTTCTTGGATGTGATGCAGAGTATCAGCCATTGTTGTGGAGTAGATGACTTAGGTAATGGCAAGACCAAGAAGCGTAAGATTTATGAGACTACTATCCAAAAAGCTAGAGACTACATAGATACCTTCAAGGGGTTTAATCCTAGTAACGATGCGATACTCGAGGAAGCTAGGGTAATGTTGGAAGATGTTTTAGGCGATGTAAAGGCAGAGGATATCAGAGATAGCGATGCGATACGCACCAATGTCAAAGATGGTATTGACGATATCTTATCGAAGTTTAGTAGTTTTAAGTGTGTGTAGTAAATAAGCGTCTTGCATTAGCAAGGCATCTAGTTAAATATAGTGTAGTTCAATTCAGTTAAATAAGGAGTTTTAAAATGAGTAAATCTCAAGTAGTTAATGTTGTGCCGACTGTAACCATTAACGAGTTACGCAAAGCAATCCCACTTATCGGTGTCGAGTTAACACCTATCGTACTAAGTGAACCCGGGTGTGGTAAGACATCGTTGTTATCTATGATAGCAATAGACAATGGCGACACATGGCGCAGTCCAGTAGACGGCACAGGGATTGAGGGTGACAAGTACGACTACATATATGTAGATTGTCCAGTCAAGGATATGTCAGACATAGGTATGACTATTCCTAACCATACTACTAAGCAGTTGGAATACTATGTATCATCGCTCTTCAACCTAGATGACTCGAAGCCTAAAGTTATTCTACTTGATGAGTTTATGAAAGCCCCCAAGCTATTACAAGTAATCTTTACTAGACTTATGCTAGAACGGATGGCGGGTGACAGAGCGTTGACCAAAGGTAGTATCGTGTTTGGCACATCTAACAATGCAACAGATGGTGTCGGCGATAGTATGTTACATCATGCAGGTAATCGGGTTTGTATTACTCGCATGGCTAAGCCTACAGTAAATGAGTGGCTCGAGTGGGCATCAGCTAATGGAATCTCTAGGGTTATCAGAGCATGGGTATCTTTGTATCCTAGATGTTTGGCATCTTATCTTGATGGCGACCAAGGCGACAACCCGTATATCTTTAAGCCTAAGATGACTAGTTTGTCTTTCTGTTCACCGAGGTCATTAGCTAAGGCAGATGTCATCGTAAGGAATCGTGATGCGTTGGGCGATAACACGACATGGGTTGCATTGGCTGGCACTATCGGGGCATCGGCATCAAACGATATGTCAGCGTTCCTATCAATGGAGAAATCTCTAGTTGATGTCAAAGACATTATCAAGACTCCCAAGAGTATTAAAGTACCTGATGAGATATCAGCGCAAGTTATGATTATGTTCCAAGCAGTTGACACCTTGGAGACCCAAGACGAATTATCTAACTTCATGGAGTTCGTAAACAGGTTGCCTAGTAGTGAGGTTCAAGCAATATTCTTCACAATGATGATGCGTAGTAAGAAGGCTATTAAATTAGCTAGTCGTAATGCTCAGATATCCACATGGGCAAGAGATAACCATGAGTTGTTTTAATTAACCAAGCGAGGAGAAGTTATGAGTAATGTAGATAAGCAGTTAATGCGTGTTAAGAAAGCGCATATAACATTGATGAAACACCCCGAGACTGCTCTTTATTCGGGCGTGATGTTGATGGGTAAGAGTGATGTGAGCGAGGGTTCTTTTACGGCATACACCGATGGTGTCAACAAGCGTTACTGTGCCAACTACCTAGAGACTCTCAAAGATGAATCTCTTATCCGAGGTGTAGTGTTGCATGAGAATCTTCATGTGGCATTGAAGCATATACCTAGAGGTAGGGAGATGTTCAAGGAGCATCGTCGTATGGCTAACATGGCAGTAGACTTTGTAGTCAACGATATTATTACGAACATCAAAGGCACAGTCCAAGGCACTAAAGAAGCTATCGTCAAGGTGCATGATACATGGATATATGACCCGATGTTCCATAATTGGTCAGTCAAAGAGGTATGGGATTATCTCAAGAAGAACGCTAAGAAAGCGCCGCCCCCTCCCCCACAAGGGCAAGGCAACCCCTGTGATAATCCTACATCAAAGGGTGATGGCGAAGATAGCCCTCCTGATAAACCAAGACCCCAATATGAGTCAGTCGAAGTTGGTGGTAAGGAGTACGACTTGTCCGATGATGGCGATGGTGGTGGCGACTTTGATGAGCATGACTGGGAATCGTTTATCGAGGGCTTAACTCCCGATGAGTTAAAAGAATTAGGTAAGAAGATTGATGACGGACTTAGACAGGGTGGCATCTTGGCAGGTCGCATGGGTGGCAAGATACCAAGGGCTATCACAGATATGTTAGAGCCTAAGATTGACTGGCGAGAAGCATTGCGTGATTTTGTATCCTCATCAAAGAGAGGTAGTGACGAGTTTACATGGCGCAAGATGAACAAGCGACAGTTGGCTAATGATATGTATATGCCAAGCATGGAAGATGAACGGATGGGTGAGGTGATATTCGGCATCGACACATCAGGTTCTATCATGGGTGATACTCTTAACCTGTTCGCATCAGAACTGGCATCAGCTTGTGATTTGGTTTCTCCCGAAGCGTTGCGTGTTCTGTGGTGGGATACCAAAGTTGCCGGTGAGCAAGTGTTCGTAGAAGACTATGCAAACTTTGATACCAAACTTCAGCCTAAAGGTGGTGGTGGTACTCATGTTGGGTGTGTGTCAGAACATATCTTGAAGAAGGGATACTCTGCCGAGTGCATCGTTATATTGACGGACGGATATACCGAGACGGATATTGTGTGGGATACGACTATTCCTACATTGTTTGTTGTAGTCAATGGTAACAAGAACTTTGACCCACCAACAGGAAAGGTTCTCATAGTAGATGAACTCTGATATTCACAAGGATGATGAGGAGTGGTACAGGGTTAGTTTCCTAGACCCCTCTTTCGTTACGGACATGGTGCGTCTCGTTTTAAATACTCATGGAGAACGAGCGCATCTATTCTGTCTGGGAAGAATCCTTAACTCTGAAGATGCAGAAGAAATATTAATGTGGAAGAAAGTATTAACAATTTTAGACAATGAAAAGGAGAAGTAAATGTACGGAATATATGATTGCCTTTTAAGCTACGATAGGCTGAAGGATATTACTAAGACTCAGAAACCTTACAGGGGTACTGCTAATAAGTATCCCATAGATAAGAGAACTGCGAGTTATAAATACTTTACTGTGGAGAAGGAAGGTGACGATGAGGTATATCATATCTCATACTACGAAGTGCATGACCATGTAGAGGTAACTAAAGAAGAGTATGTTGACTTAAATGCAAAGGGTATAAAAACTAGCAGTTATACACCTTACCAAGAAACTGTAGCAAGGTACTTTAGGGTTAATAGTAAACCAAATTTACTAGGCATAGTAAGACCCGATAATACTTTTGAGTATGTGAAATCCCATGACAACCCTGACCACCATACGAGTTATAACCAAGGCGAGAACATATTACTTTCTACTTGGCTTGATTGTGACCAACGGCGAAGTGGTAGTCAAGGTGGGACAGTAGTGGGTAGATTTAAACCTACCTCATCATATAGTACACCAATGCCTGAGAAGTATGAAGTGTTCCATCCAGTATTCAGAGGACTACGGATAAACTTAAACGACTTCTCTATTCATCCGTCTTGCCACTACAAGACGACAAGTAAGAAGGTCAATCGCAAGGCAGGGAAAGAATTACTCAAAGGTTATGAAACATTCTATAAAGTATGCGAGACAATGCTAACTCCTATGGAATATAAAACTTTCATTGATGTTGCAGTTGATGTTATCAAAGAATCAGACCTATCACAGAAATCTCTCGATAGTTATTATACTAGCGCAGAAGATACTAAACTCTTAGCTGAAACTGCGGAAAGAATCAAAGACGAAGCGCCGTTGGACGCATTCATTATGTATAGTGTCGCTTATGATACTAATGGTATGTGGCAGAGAGTAAGGAATGTGGGCAAGAGTAATTACTGGACT